GACAAGAAATCAGGAACATCAGGGCCTATTGTAGCTCCGAACCCTGCTTTCGTAAGTTCTTCTGCCTGTTGATTGTACGGAAGACCTTTGATACGGTCTAAGACCTGTAAATACGATTCGGGTTTTCTGCTACCTTCAGGCATGCCAGCAAACTGTCTCATAAACTGCTGCCCTGCAAGTCTTCTACGAGCTTCAAGTCCGCCGTTTGCACGACGACTTACAGTATCTACCATCTCAGGCGAAGATGCGAGGATCCCGGCTGGAGCACGAGAGTCCGCCAGTACAGTGCGGAACATTTTACGACGTAGAACTTCGTTGTTCATTAGCTAGTCCTCGCTGGGCCAAAGAAGTTACCAAAGCCACCAGCCTGACCAACAGCACCGAGACCCGCGATACCGAGTCCGAGAAGTTGTGAGCCAAGGCTCGGACTCGGAGTCGAAGTTGTTTGCATAGTTGACTGCAACGCTGGTACACCACGGAAGATATCTGATAAGAATCCAATTTCCTGAAATGGCAGAGCCTGTCGAGCAAGTTCGTTTGCTCTGGCAATATCAAAGCCAGCCTGCTGCTGACGCTGTTGTAAACTACCAATACCCAGAAGCTGATTAACGTCCTGCCCAAACATCTGCTGCTGCGCCTGACCAAGCCCTGCTTGTAGTCGTGCAGCATTTTGTGCCGCTTGCTGTGCTTGCTGGAAACCCTGTTGGCGAAGCTGACCAGCAGAACGTGCCTGTTGTTCTAGTGTCTTACCAGCTAGGTCTGCCTGCGCCACACCAAATCGTGAGCCACCAAACGCACCAGACGCTACGCCTTGCCCCGCTAGTTGATTCTGTGCTTTAGCCCCTTGAGTTGCAATGTCCTGCATTGTTTGCTGGACAACCTGATTCTCAAAAGGATTCATAAACTGTTGTGCGCCACCCGGTCCCGCAAACTGAGCCGCCCGATCAAGAAAAGGTTGATACCCACCAATACCAGAACCTGCTAACGCTATTGCTCGATTCTGATCAGCTGACAACTTAGCTAATTGTTGTGGTGCAAAAGGCTGTGGTGTGCCACGAAGAGCCTGTGCCTGTGCAAAAATATCTTTCAGAAACTCTTCCTGAAAGGGGGCAAGTCTTGTTACCTGTTCTACTGTTTGTGTCGCCATTAGCCTGTCGCCTCTAGTTCTGACATCATATCATATAAACGTGCGGCACCAATATCTCTATCTCCACCGCCTGCACCTCGAACAGCCTTGGCTGTTAAAACAAACTCACCGTCGGAGAGTCTTGCTGGCACAGAATCCGATGTTCCTGTGCCCGGTCCGTCAACCTCACCACCGCCTGCATGTACATCCCCACCATGAGCATACCCAGAAGAACGAGCAACAGGCCGATATGGGTCAGTGTAGTAATTGTACCCTGGATCTTGAAGCTCTCTAAGTTCATCTGCATATTGTTTCATATCCGTAGGGTCATTCATATCATACCTTTTTCCAGACCTGCCTACAAGTGTGCCCTTAACTTCGCCCGGTCTTGTGTCGGGCATACCAGAACCGCCCTTTTCTTCTTCTTCTTCACCAAACATGCCGCCAGCAAGTGCTAACGCACCAGCACCCAGCCCAAGTTTTGTGCCCATGCTCATGTCGTCAAACATTGAGAAGATGCCTTTTTTCTCTGGAGACACGGAAGATTTAAGACCAGTGCGAAGAAACTCTCCACTTCCTCTACTGCCTACGGGCAAGGAAGGTGCACCCATGCCAAGCATAGACGTACCTTTGTAACTTGGAAGAAGACTGCCAATGCCTTTACCTGCGCCCATGCCAAAGCTTGCTCCCTTGGCAAGTGAACCACCCGCGTAACCCATAGCACCAGCAAGCAAAGCGTCTTCAATATCTCCACCACCAGCAAGTGAACCAATCCCAGAACCAAGGGCCGCGCCCATTGGGCCACCAAGAGCAAACCCAACAACTCCACCAATAGGAGCAAGCATTTTTTTGAATGACTTAAATAAACCCATTACGCAACCTTTATTGTGCCGCTGTCGTTATACAAGGACCCAGTTTCAAGGCCCGTCGCTGAAGTAGGCAGATCCGTCAGCGTTAGTTTAGTCCCCCGCATCTCACCCGGATTACGCTCCTGCTCGATAAAAGTCTGTATAGAACGCACAAGATCCGCCATATACTGTTGTGTATACTCGATCGGTGGTTCTGGGAGCCTTGGTGGTGCAACCTGATTACTTGACATTATCTTCTACCATCCTGCCTTATGTCTACACGAGGGCTACCTAGTTTCCATTTAGACCCTAATGCATTTGATTCTACACGAAGTGCAAAGGAACGTCCACGAACTCTTAGGTCTAGCTGTTCTGTAAACTCTTCTACTGGTGTTGTTTGTGTGCGGCTGGTTGTACCAGACTGCGTGTTGTCAAAGTCTGCTCCCGGATTGTTGCGCGCCTTAACTGTAAATGTAGCCTGCGGGGAGGCTAAGTTAGTTGACCCATCAAAAGTTAAATCGGGTATGACTTTACGCAGATATGTAAACTTATCCCCGTCACCTATATCAATGGCAGCAGATTCAATAAACGAGTTCATCGCAGAACCGTCGTCGTCGTAGCCAAGCTCGTGGTTGTAAATATAATTATCACCTACAGCTATGGGAAAGGTCCGAGTTCCACGATCCAACCATGCAGTTCTTTCAAGCGTACCAAAGTACCATACCTTCTCACTGTAGTTGTATGTGACATATCGGTTGTTGTCACTGGAACTAGCGGACGGATAGAACCATGTTACTTCACTAAACTCAGAGTTGATGCCTGCAACAACCTTGTCTTTTTGTGCGAGGTTAAAGTCTAAGAAAACCTTGTCCTTAACTGTGCAGGGAAGTGTTTGTGTCTGCCCAGCATAAACATAAAATGTATCAATACCCATCCAGAAAACAAAATCTTCTGTCGATACCGCAGCGTTTGGACTCATAATAGTAATGTTACTGGACAGTTGCTGTAGGCCAAAGGTAAATGGTGGACCAATAAATCGCATGGATGTAAGGGCGGTGTCTGTCCACACCAGTATCTCACGCTTTGTTTCTACGGCCTGCATGAAGGTTGACCCTGCACCCAAGCGCAAGTCACCCGCTGTGTTAGTAGAAGTAGGATACCATTCAGTTGGGTTCTCTTGATCAGAAAAACGAATAATCAGCGGGTCTTGAATACCATCGCCATCTGTTGCAGATGCGCTAGAGTTCAACCCATCGGCACCAAAAGCAATAACATGCCTGTCGCGGTCAGAAACAAGAACCTGTTTGGCTACAGTTGGGACGCTTCGCTTTGTGCCTGTAATTGTGTTCAGCTTTACAGCACGAGTGGACAGGTTGTTTGTTCTGTCCCAATAGTAAATCTCATCATCGCGTGGATTGATAAGCAGGTCTTCCCCAAAGTTATCATGTGACCACAAACGAATCTGTGTCGTAGTTGTTAGACCACCAGATGCTGCGCTGCCCCAGCCAGAGAAATCATTCGCCGGGTCAGCATTACCTAGTGCCAGTCTTACAACAGAACCATCAGCGTGTGTTGTAGCTGTAGTACCAGAGTGACCGCGTGTGCAGCTTGTCAGGTCGTTGCTTGATATACCACCAACTAGAATAAGTTCATTGCCAATTAGTACAACATCACTAGCCACAATGCCTGTGGTGCTTGTTACAGTGATTGTTGTGTCTCCAGCGGTTAACGTACCGCCCTCGTTTACGGTTGTCTGCAATGCACCGTTGGTTACACCATAGTAAAGACCTGCACCCCAACCTGTTCCACCAACAGTGGTGTCAAGTCCCACGTTTATCTGATACGCACCCACGGTGCTTGAACCACCGTTGCCTGAGTCTGAAGAGTTAGCGGCTACTGCGCTAGTAATTTCGTAAGTATCGGCATCTACAACCCGTGCAACTTGATATTCTTGATTAAGAACAGTAGCAGTGATTACACCGCCAAGGCTTGCCGCTCCAGAAAAAGTAACAAAATCGAACTGAAAGGCACCATGCCCTACGTCTGTAACAGTGATAGTGGTTGAGCCATTTGTTGCAGCGAAGGTAACATCCCCCGCCGCAGTAGTGTTACGAAGCGGAGTTATGTTATTCAGGCTTTCACCTTCTTCTATATAGTATTTAAGATGGGTGCCTATGCCCAAATAGTCAGAACCGTCTAGCGCAATCCAGTTATGTAACGCACGGGCAGAGCCATCATAGGTGCTTTCTGTGTACTTTTCCCAACCGCCTATTTTTTCAGGATAGCCAAACCGAAATCTAATTTTGTCACAGTCGCGCCAACCCCCTTCGTTTGAATACGAAGTGACCTCTCTGTTAATACCTGGCTTAAACTGTAACTTAGTTAAGGGCATGTATCACCTATGTCGGTTGCGGCACTGAAGAAGAACTGTAAAAAGTACCACCTAAAACTCGCGCACCTTTACCAAAGCTAGGAGGGTTGGTAACTTTAAACCCAAACCATGTGTATCCATTGGAATTTGCGGTGCTCACATTATCTGTAGCCCATGTAATAATTCCCGTGTTATAGCTTCCACCCGTATAAGTAATTGAACTTATAAGACCTGCGGTAGTCCAAACTATGTCGTAACTTCTTGACCCACCTGTACTGCCGCTAGACCCAGCATTCCATGCGGCAACTATGTTAGTTACATTGCTATCAGTTGTGCCGCCGTACAAAACAACATTGTTGCTGTACGCAGAGGTGTCTTCGTTTTGTGAAATTGTAATACTTGCACTGGTTATATAGCCTTGCCCCGCACGAAATACAGGTTGCCAAGCCACAGCATTTGCAGATGCAGAAATACTAAAAGGTGCGTCCGTGCTGCTTTGGTCATTCAAGCCAAACCCATTTTCGTTAAACAGATAAGACATCCAAACCCGTATGTCTCTGTTGCCTGACTGAGAACTACCGTAGAAGTCCTTAATTCCAATCTCACCGCTTGTCGGTATACTAGCTGTGGCTACAGTATCAGGCACACCTTCAGTGCCGTTGCGATAATAGTCCTTCAAGCTGTGCGGTGCGGTTCCGCCATACTGTGAAGCTATTTCGCTTAAACTAATTGCGCCAGAACTTGGAAGAGCCATTTAAATTGTCCCTGAAGCTGTAATGTCATCCGCAGAGACTATTTCGCCTGTAGTTTTTATTTTTGCATAGCCAGTGCCGTTATAACTAAACACAAGTTCGTTACTGACTACACTTATGGTCCAGCTACCTAGTGTAAAAGTACTGCCGCTAATGGGAACAGTAGAGAAGCTTAGAGTGCCTGAACCATTTGTTTGCAGGTACTGACCGTTTGTACCGTCAGCCGTAGGATAGTTTAGGCTTGCTGCTTGCAGTTTAGATATGGCAACCGTGCCTGTGCCATTGGGTGTAATGTTAATATTTCCGTTGCTGGTAGAGACAATCGAGTTGCCATTAACGTCCAAATTTCCGCCAAGCTGGGGAGTCGTGTCCCCAACAACATCAGAAGGCAACACACGAACCTGTGCGCCGGAACCTGCGCCATCACCGTATATCCAAGCAGAAGCCCCTGCTAAAATGGTCACATTACCACCAGAGCCTTGAGTAAATACAACAGACTGTGAGGTGGTGTTGTTTACAAGATACAGCTTTGACTGGTCGTTAGGGGTAATAGTGACCGTGTTTGTTCCTGACGGCGAACCAGATAACACCAACACTTTATAGTGACCGTCTGACAAAGCCCCGTCTGTTGTGGTAAGTGTTGTGGTTGTACCCGTTAAAGTAAGCGTAACAACTCCATTTAACACACGATCAATAATGTCAAAGTTTGTGTTGACTGTTGTGCCCCAGGCTCCAGCCTGTTCACCAGATCCCGGCTTTTCAATGCCTGAGTTTGAAGTAAATGTACTTGCCATTTATGCCACCTTGTTTGTCCATGTTTCAGACGATGTGCCTGCGTTTATTTCAGTCCAACTATCGCCTGTGTGAGTTATGGGTGTCCAGTTTTCAGTTGTTGCACCAGCGTCAATCTTTACCCACAGTATATCACCATTCGTAGTTATAACAAATAGACTGTCCATTGTTTGTGAAGTGGTTAACAAAAAACCACCTAAAGTAGACATGTCGAAAGAACTATCTAACGAAGCAACGCCTCTAAGCAATAAGCCCCCTGTAGATGTTTGAATAAAGTTTGCATCCAGTTCTGCCACACCTGACGCGATCAACTGTTGTGTGGTAGTTTGCGTAAAGTTTGCATCAACACTAGAGCTTCCTGATGCGATAAAAATCGGTGTAGTGGTTTGCGTGAAGTTAGCATCAACACTTGCAACACCAGAGGCTGTAAAGTTTGGCGCGGTAGTCTGCGTGAAGTTAGCATCTACTTCCGCAACGCCCACAGCTATGAGTTGTTGTGTTGTAGTTTGCGTAAAGTTACTGGATAAATCTACTTCACCTATAAGAGTACCCGCAGCGGCAGATATCTTTACAAACAGTGCTTCTAATTCTAACACCCCTGAAAAGGTAGCGTTAGCGGCGGTTGTTTGCGTAAAATTTGCATCAACGGTCTCAGTCCCAAATAGCAAAATGCCATCGGTAGCGATACTGTTTTCAGCTATCGCATAAGAACCAAACATTAGTCTGCGTCCTGTATTGTTAACTCACCAGCATCTATTTTGGCTTGAATGTCTGAAGGCAAGCTACTTCTATTAGCACGGAGCCATGACTGAAAAGGCGGATACTTGTCTGTAGCATGAAGTCTTATTTTATCATCGGTATCAACTTTAGCATACATCTGTGTACCATCTTCTAATTGATAATCTACGGTATATGTTTTCACAGATATCTCCTATAGTTCCGCACTAAATGCTAAAAACGCATCGGTGCTTTCAGCCCTCATAAAACAAGCATCTCCGCTTGTAAATCCTGCACCACTTGAAATTAAATTTATTAATGCGTTTTCAGCAGTAAACCCGCCTGCCGTGGGTACACTTGTGCCGTTAGCGTCTGATGTAACTCGTATTGAATAATCACTTGCTGTACCACTCTGCTCAATAGCTGATGGTGCTGCTCTCATAGGAATTGGAAATTGAAGCATGTAAGCACCTGTTTGAGTGCCATCCATGTTACCAATACAAGGGAAAGTCTCGTTTGCTGACATACCACCATTAGGTGCTGGCGTTCTATAGTAATAACGTAAACACCTTTGATACTCATCCCCAAATAACCGATGTTCAAATGGTGTAGCCTGTTCGCCTACTTCAAGCTGTACGCCAGTTATTTGCCACGTTGCATTTGTTGTTGTAGCAACTGCATTAGCTGTATGTCCAACAGCACTTTTTGCTGTAGCAAATGTTTCCCAACTAGAGTTAGAGCCTGATGTGTAATTACTGCCAGCCATCAAAAACCAATTAAGCTGTAGCCCAGCCGTATTGTCATCAGTTATGCCGCTGGCAGTATTCGCGTCAAATGTAATACTTTTTCTTTCCCAAGTGTTTGCGCTATTAATAGTGTAAGCCTGACCAAACACTTTGTTAGCGTCATAAATATAGGCGTTGAATCCATAAGTAGCCGCAACACTACTTTTTACATAAAATGAAACAGTAAATTTTTTAGCGGCAGATGTACCAAAGCCTAATGACTGTAAGTCTTGACCCTCTGCCCTGTATATTACCCTTAACTCTTCATCAGCCGCAACTGCACTTTCAGCGGTAGTTGTTTGTAGTTTTAGTGAATTAGAAAACCCGCTTGGCCCGTCTGCCTCTTGTGTTACTGTAAGGCGTAACTCATCTTCATTTACAAAGTTAAATAGAAATCTGTCACAAGTTATGTACCCACTTGTATGCTGTGCCGTTTCACTTACGCTTCTTTGGCTCACGTTCATTGCGCCATTGATAATCAAATTCCTGTTTGACAGGCTTGATTGCGAACCTATCAGTGCGGCTAGTTCTGCTGCTTTACTCATGCTAGGTCTCCATGCCAAGTGCCAAACACATCATCCATATCATTGCCACTGCCGCTGTCATGCAAGCAATCTATTGTTGTTTGACTTGATGTTCTAGCTGTAGAACCAGCAATATCTGCTTGAGTACCATTTAAATTACAAGCAGTAGTTATAGAATAGTTAGCTGAGTTCATATTATTAGAAAATGCAGTTGTGTAATTACCTGTTCCGTTATCTGTCAAAGAACCAATATTAAAGCTATCATCAATACTAACAGTGCCACTGCCATCAAAATGCACCCACGCTTTTGCACTTCCCTCCGCCACATATGTCATGGCAACAGAGTTGTTACCGCTGGCATCTTTCAGGGTGTTTACTCTCAGTTCGCTTGCCATTATGCTAGGTCTCCTACAGCCACGGTATTAAATCTACAATCAGTACGAGTCCAACTACTATTGTAAGAAACGGCTCTTGCTTGAGTAGTTGTTTGACCACTTATACTGCCTTGAGTATTTCCATAGTTATCGTCTATAGCAACGTGGGCGTAATTAGCGTTTGAGAAAGCGTTACTCCAATTTGGTCTAGCATAACCTGTGTCATAATCTGTAACGCTTGAGACGTTAAAACTATCTCCAAGTGCGCCACCACTTAAATTATAATTTCCTACAAATCCTTTTACCATTCCCTGCTGTAACTGCATAGTCGCAGAGCCACCCTCGCTGGTAATCGTAATGTTGCCAGCCGCTGTGTTACCTCTTAGGTCATCTACTTTGAGTATGCTTGCCATTATGCTAGGTCTCCTAAAACAGCAATACATACATCTGAATCTACATAACCATTAGTGGCATGATTTAGAACTCCGATTCCAGTTCTACCACTTGTGTATGCGTCTGGAACACCTGTCCAGTTAGTGACAAGTGTGTAACTACTATTATCGTTACAAGAACCTACAGAGGAATACGTTGCGCCGTTCATATTGTTTGTAAAATTAAAACCATACTGCCCTGTGCCATCATCCAAAACTGAACTGACGTTAAAACTGCCGTGTTGAGTAGTCGTTGAACCACCACTGCTATCCAATGATGACCAAGCCTTCGCTGCACTCTGCTTCGTCAATCCAACAGGGCCAGTACCAGCCTTATCTGCAATAGTATCTACATTCAGTACACTGGTCATACGATGCTCCAATACCCGTTAACAGTCACGGTTGCAGACTGTGTGATTGGCCCTGCACTCACGCCATTCTCATCTGCATCAATAGTGATGTCTGCGCTGATGGTCTGACCGTTCAAACGGATGATGCTGTTGTTGCCCTTGAATGGGTAGCGTGTGTCTGATTCAGTTTTGGTGTACGAATTAGCAACAGAAAAGGTGTCGTATATGACCATCTCAACCACGTCATTGAGGCTTGCCCCTGTGACCAAGACTACTGTTGTGCCTGTTGTAGCAGCATAGTCAGTCCCTGGTTTAAGCAAAACACCGTTCTGGTACACATCCATGTACAGACTGTCTTGATAGGTCAAGACTTTACTGTCAGCATCGCTGCCGCTAAAAGAGGTTTGCCCCGCAGTTGCCTGATAAACAAAGCGATTGCGAAAACCTACTGCTGGGGATTTACCTATGTATGGCATTAGTCTTCCTTATGGTTTAGTAGGCCAAGTAACATCGTCTAATGAAGTAGCGGTCTTGGTTATATCTCTTAAATCTTGCCTATATTTTACTTGAGCAGATGACATAGTAAGGTCACTAGATGCCCACCAATCAGTTTCTGCAATAAGTCTATTACGTTCTTCTCGTAGTAATCGCATAGGCTCTGCTTTTTTTAACTCATCTATTTTTGCATTAATTGCATCATTAGATGGCTGAGAAATATCTTTGCTATGCCACTCAATTTCTGTGCCTCTAACAGTCCACTCAGCGGTTGGGGCTAATTGTACTAAGGCTGTGCCAATATCAGTCATCCAGCAATCTCCATAAGTGTAATTGTAAAATGACCATAAGAGGGATATGAAATGTAAGTAGTGTTGCTTGAGGAACCCACTTTTCCGTACACGGTATAAGTCGTTGCGCTTGTCGTGGCGGGGCTATCTAAAACTTGAGTTGTAGATGGTATGCGTAATTGATCGTTAACTGTATACATAAGTGCATTTGCTGTCCCAGTTCCTAAATTAGTTGAACCGCGATAAACAGTCACATGAGACTCCCCGCCCGAACCGCTAAGATACCAGCCTGGAATACTAACAAGACATAAAATTTTACTGCTAGTAGATGTTGGAGTTATAGCCTGCGAAAGACCCGTTGTTACAAAACTTGTGCTATTTGTATTAAAATCAGTTGTGATAAAATTACTAACAACTTGAAGCACAGAACCTTCTGGCAGACCCGCATCACGAATTTTAGTTAACGCCATCTACTTACTCCTCAACAAGGGAAGCCCCACGCATTATGCGTAAGGGCTATCACCAAGTACACTTGTGTCCCAAGCTGCTTTTAGCTTTGCAATTGTATCTGCATTAGTAATCGCAGATGCTGCTGGGGCATCACGAAGGGCTTTCTTCTTATTTACAGAAGCGGTCTTTGCATCTGCATCATCAGCTTCAAGTGCCTTCATGTACACTACGTCTTCTGCTTCAAGCAGAGGTCCACGAACTTCACGGATCTTATCTTTAAAGATGACTTTGGCTGCGTCCATATCTTCTGATATGACTTTGCCACTCAATGACCATGCACCACGAAAGTGACGGTCAGAAGGAACGGTAGCTGTAGAAGCATCTATCTGATTCCCGTCCTTGTCTACGATGTATGTTGTTGCCATTGGGTTTCTCCTTATGCGGCTACAGTTTTATCAGTGGCTAGGTCTTCACTAATCTTCCAAGCATTACGCCACTCTCTTGTTGCCGGAAGCTGTTCTTTCTTGCATATTACCAGTTTTGGCTTATTACCGCTATCCCACTCACGCCACACATGTTGTGGGCAGTCTTTCATTATGAGATATTCTAAGGCTTGCTCTTCTGTCATCGCCTCAACAGGCTCTGTGTTGTGCAACAGATAACCACGAGTATGTTTCTTAAAGTCGGGCTGCGCCTCATCCTTTGCAAGTTCCCAGTAAACTTGCACTGGCGGTAAGATGCCGCCCTGCAAAGCGCAAGCCATCCAGTTGGGGTCAGGTACAAGTATCTTAGCGCACTCGTCTATGCTGTCTTCGTAGACCACACGGTAGTCTGACTGATAGGCTTCTAGGTTTTCTTTTGCCCAGCACAGTCTATCCCATAAGTGTGTGCCTTGAAATTCAGGTGTCTGCATCATGCGAGGTCTCCGTGTACTAAAGTAGCATTAACGGCTCTATCCCGATACGTTCCACCAGAATCTGCAACCGTATATCTGTGTGTTGTTGTTGTGGATGCCGCCCTTGAGTTAGATGTTATAACACATTCATTGGCATCTTCGTTACCGGCACTTCCACCAATTACTTGTGTAGCCGCACTTAAAGCGTTGGAATATGTAACTGTTGTGTCACCCGTTCCATTATCTGTAATACTTGATACGTTAAAACTACTATTAAGAACATGAGATGCGTTATGTCGTTCCCAAACCTTCGCACTACCATTGACAACAAACTGCGTATCAAGCGACCCTGCGGTGCTGTGTTCTAGTTGGTCTGCTACAATCTTTCCAGCCATTATGCGAGGTCTCCTGCTACATTGTAGGTAACATTATCTTTATCCGCGTCCGAACCGCCATTTCTAAGACGAATTACAAAAGTTCCTGCTGCCACACTGTTAGAAGAACCATGACAGGTGCTACTTGAAACTGTATCCCAATCTGCTCCAATAGATAGCGAATAGTTTGCATTGCTCATGTCGTTGGCTATGGTTACGGTATAATTTCCCAAACCGTTATCTGTAATGCTTGTTGTATTAAAGCTGTCATCTAGTGTAGTGTCAGACCCTTCAAAGTGACCCCAGCATTTACACAACCCCTGCTGAAGATTAGTTGTCGTACTATTGCCTTCACCCACAACAGAGATAGAACCAGCAGTTGTCTTGCCTGTTAACTTATCTGTCTTCAGACCACCATTATCCGTAACCAAAGAGGCGTTGCCTGAGATGTCATTGATATTTGTTACTTCAATGGTACTCATGCTAGGTCTCCATGAACCGTACTTATCATCAATTCTACATTTGTTAAAGAATTTGATTCGTAATGCCTTAAATGTCCTTTTGCGGCAGTGTTGTTTGACCCCGCTGCACTTCTATTAAAAGCGTCATTAGTACTTGTCGCATCAGAACAAAGCTGAATTGCAAAATTTCCACTATCCATATTGTTAGTAAAATTAGTTTCATATTTTCCTGTAGCTAAATCCGTTAAACTTGCCACGTTAAAACTATCCCGTAATGCAATAGTTCCAGTGCCATCAAAATTAGCCCAAGACTTTGCAGCATGTTGTTTAGTTAACGTAGCCGCACCGCCACTGGTGTTCTGAATTGTATCTGCTTTTAACGTACTCATAGCGTCACCAATGTACCACCAGATTCAACGGTGAGTGTCACACCGCTGGCTACTGTAAATGGTCCTGTTACGTTAGCGTTCTCTGTTGCCAGAATGGTTGTATTGGATGTAAGAGATTGTGCGTTGGTACGAAACATACCACCCGCCTTAAAGTTTCCCTTGTTTTCTGCGGGGGGAACAATCGTGCCTGCTTGCGGGGCAAGATAATTTACAAAGATATTGCCTGTACCGGAGGACGGAGCGGCGGTAAATGTGAGAGTAGTTCCGTCTGGTATTGTATAAGCGGCTGTGTCTTGCACTACGCCATCAACAGACACTAACACATCTTGCACAGAAGATACTGTAGTGTTCAATGTAAACGTAGTGTCGCTACCGTCTCCATTAAACCTTTGTACAGCTTTGACGGCCTGATAAGACCCTGGAACTTTTTGACCTATATACGGCATTATCCATCCTTATGAGCTAATAGTATCTACAACAGAAACCCAGACATCTGCGCTGCTTGCCGTATCGCTCTGCACTTTTAACACATCATTGTTTTGCATTACTATTTTTGCCCCGCCGTCTAATACTTGCAATGCTGATCCAACAGGTATAGGCGCATCTTTAATAATGTAGTAATCATTAGACCCATCGTTAATAAACACATCCATCAAGATTTGAGTGGTTGTTACATTAGCAATGTTAATGCCTATTAGAGCATCATCAGAGTTTGCTGTACGCATAGTCACAGCAGCCGTGCCTACGTTTCGTGCTATGTTTCTTTCAAAATCCTGCGCCATAATTTACTCCTTAGAGGGCAATCGCCATAGCCACTGCGAAACCAGCCGTTGCTCCTGTAGCTGGCAAATTAGTTAACTGTGACCCATCAACTGCGGGTAGCCTAGCAGAACCGTCAAGTATAACGATCTTGTTTGCTGATGTGCCCGTGTCTATTCTTGCAACAGGCACTGTTCCAGAAGCTATGTTACTGCCATTTAAAGCGGTCAACGCGCTACCGTTTGCTGCTACCAGATTACCACTAGCATCTAAAAAAGACATTTTCTCTGCTGGCAACGTGCAGAAGATGGTGCGAGTGCCTGAAGACCAGCTCACCGCGCTATCAGAATTACTAGACTGCAAAATTGTGGTACGAGCCAAGGTTGTACCAGATGCAGTATAAGTTCCAATGCCTATCTCAAAGTCAGTTCCATCTGTACAAGCGTAGAAAGTAGTGTTTCCATCGCCTATTTGACTAAACGCTTCAAAACCAGTAAATGCCCCCGCAAGCGTATAAGTACCTGTGCCTGTGGTGGTGGTAGTTTCTTTTATTCGGTCTTTTATGACCAGTGCCATTACTTCAACTCAATAGTTAGGTTGTTTGTATTAATGCGAAACACATCACCCGTTGCAATTGTTTTTGAAGCATCTAAAGCACCTACAAACAAGATGTTTCCAGAACTAGCTGCATCAACAATAAAAGCATGAGTAATAGTATTACTGGTGCCCGTTGATGCTGGGAACTCAATATTAGCCGCATTCTTAATTGTTTGAGTGTCTCCTGAAGCAGACGTAAGTGTCCAGTTTGCCGCTGTAACTTGCTGCCGCGCATATGAACCAAAGGTTGCTTCTGTTAAAGAACCAGCTTCTGCGTCAGAAACTGCTGTTGCCAAGCCAACATATATACTGTCGCCTGGTGTTGCGAATGAACCAGCATTATTCTTAAAAATAAAACCAAGTATTTTATTCTCAAGATAAGTGGTTGCTGCGTTACTTGTTGCCATTTGTTACTCCTAAGTCCTTGGCCTATCGGGTAAGCCCCTGCGATACGCATCTGAGTTTTCTCTAGCTTCTGCCAAGTCTTTCAAACGCTGAATTTCCTGTGCAAACCTTTGTTCGTACAGTTGCATCATATCTTGCTCACCTTTCATGTAAGTATACGCTTCTACAAGTGAGCCGTAAAGAAGAGCGTTAGGGGCGTTCTCGCTCAACCATGATGTTCCTGAATCTGACCCCGCAGTTATGCTGGCAGGTCTGTAGTAATAGTGTAGCTCTACTGTGTAGTTACTGTCAGGTGTAGGGCCAACAATAAAGTTATCTACGTCATAGACGCTGTAGTATTTTGGTCTGGCATTTGCACCTGTGTCTATAGAATACTGTTGAACAAAGTTTACATCTTTAAAATCTAAAAACACTTTATTCGATACTGTTGTGATTTGAAGAGAAAACGGCGCAAGGTAATCTGTAGGAACAGATAAGTATGGATCAGCATTTGACAGAGCAGACGTGGCGTTCTTACGAAACAACTCAAGGTCAACAAGTGTGAAGATACGATCTTCTGCACCACGAATAAACACAGGCAGATTCGTGACAAAAGATGTCTCAGTGTTTTCTGCGAAGTCTTGAATAGCTTGTTTAAGTTGTGCGTATGTAAATGACATGTTACCTGCTCACTATACTATTGTTATATTTCCAACCATGCTGCTGTGAACAGTACACTGATATACTAACGAAGAATCACTAGGCTCGTGTGGCACGATAAACTGAGTTAGCCCAGCAGTGCTGTTATAGTTGTCCGTAACCCCTGTGGTAAAAGCAGAACCCCCAGAGGCTGTTCGTATCTGTAAAGGATGGCTGCTGACGTAGGAAGAATTATCAATTAAATATGTGTGGCCTTTGTAAAACGTAAAGTTAGGATTATTGCCAGCAGTAGCTCCAGGGCCAGAGAATGTATAAGCGGAACCCGTAGCCGCTGTTGTTGTGTATTTAGTTATAGGACCACTAACTTCATCATTTATTCGTATCCAAATCCCACCATGAGCAAAATACATGCCAGCGTTTGCGTGGACATGTGCAATTGCACCATGATAAGTTGATGCACTGGGCAAGTCAGTCAAAGCAGCGTAATAAAAAACAATTTTGTTTGCACCAGAGCTAACGTCAATAACACCGTTTGTATCAATGATATCAGTTAGTGTAGTGCCATTCCCCAACGCATTGTAGATTTCGTTGAAGTTATCATTAATCTTATCTGCGCCGTCACGCAGAGTATCACCAGTGCCATCGTTTGCGGCAGAGCCAATTCCTACTGTTTGTTTTGCCATTTAGCCCTCGTCAAAAGTCTTAGTTGCCGAATCGAGTGTAACATTTGTCGCATCAAAGGTCGATGCTGTTGTTGCAGCGGCAGTCCCCGGCCCAGAGGTCGCATTGTCACCGCCGCCTCGTGCGTTACCGATTGTTGCTGTTTCACCTCCGGTAATGGTGATTGTATACGAATTAGCATCGACAACCGTGATTGTATACCCTGTAGCTTTTTCAAGACTAGCTTCTGAAAATCCATCAAACGCCTCCACTTTACGAAAAACAACAGCATCTGATGTGCTGCGACCATGAGAAGGTTCAAACACCGTGATTATCGGAGAACCCGGAGAACCAGATTGAAAAGCATTCTTTATCAAAAGTCTTTGACCAGCCACCTCTGTGCTTGTGTCTGGTCTGGGTTCAAAAAGTGCTTGTGGATCTGAGCCGGGGGATATGGGTTCTAACTGTGGGTGTTTTGGCTCGTACTCATCTGGGCCAACTTTAAGACCGTTCCATTCCGTTATCATGTCAGCAAGACGATAACGAAACCCAGAACGGTCTGATATACCGTAAGCATATTTCCCAGATGCATATCTAGCCATTAGTTTACCCGAAGATAAGAAATACTAGGCTGTAACTTCAACGGTACTCTATCTTCGTCCTCATCCGCTGCACGTTGGAACTCTTCTTCATACACAGACTTCAAAAGCTGCACCCGCTCTGGTGCTCTTTTGATTGACAGATAATACGCTAAACCTGCGACCATACAGGGCAAGAACCGAAATGGTGCATCGGTTGTGTTGGCTAGGGTGTCAACGTCTTCTATGCGCTTCACATAGTAATACACAAGCGTATCGGTTGAGTTTTCTGGAGTAGACCACAAAGTAATCTGCGGAGCACTTTGTCTGTTGTAGTAATACTGACTTGGCTTACCCTGTGTTGTTTTGTTTGGTATGCCAAGATACTCACCACGAGACATCCGAGTAAGTTCTTGATCCACACCGCTGCGTCGTAGTGAAACCTCAAGAAGATCTGTGTGGTTAGCGTCAAGCGTGTAAGTAGCCGTGCCTTGTGTCAAAGCTTGCGTTGCCTGCTTCACCGTCCACAAGTTGAGGCCACGATTGGCCCAGTCAGCAAACATCAGGTTCATAGAACGACGTGCTGTCTTGGCATCGTATCCGGTGCGAACCTCAAGTCCACACCGCTCATACGCCTCTTCAATTATCTCGGCTACGTCGAGGTCGAAGTCTGTTGAACCTGATGTTGCCATTTACTTCTTAGCCGATCCGCCGCGCTTCATTCTCATAGGTTTTTTCATCATGCTGCCGCCACCACGCATCGCTCTCATAGGCTTTTTAGCTGCACCACCACGCATCATTCTCATGGGTTTCTTTTTTCCACGCATCATTCCTGGCATCGTATAATCTCCTTGCCGAACGCTCGGCTATTAGGTTGTCAAAGTCATCATCATCATAGTTGTCATAGTAACCTTTTTTCAGCAGCTTTGCACTTGCATCATCAAGTTTTGACAACCGTTGTATAAACACCATAGTTATGTCGTGTTGAAACGACAATAGCCAGATGTTCATTCCTTTTTGCGCAAACCATTTGTTTAGTGCCATACATGAGACTTCAAGGTCTTCATACTCACAAAATGGTTCTTGCTGTGCCACAATGACAACCTGATGGTCGTCATTAAAACTATCAACCTCTTCATTTACAACGTCCCAGAAGTTATCTTCTGTTTCGATTACCTTCACTTGGTTCTCGAACCAAGCTTTCTTTGCGTATGGACAGGGCCAGATATTGTTTAAATCTGGGTCGGGAACACTAAGCTCCTCAACAATCCACTGTTCAAGCTCTTCCTTTACGTCCATTTCTTTTCGGCATATTCATTGCACCAGCTTCTAACTTGCGCGGTGAGCACATAAACTTACCTTTTTTGAAACCAGGAACGCCGCGACCTTTTAAAATATCTTTCTTTGTGACCTTGCCATCACCTGTTAAATCAGGAAAACTTGCTGCACCGCCTGCTTTCTTAAACTCTTTCGGATTTCGTTTAACATAATCATCAACCTCCATGTCAATTTCACGAAGAATTTTTGAAATTTCATCGTGGTCTTTTCTTGTGGAGTATTTGTCTAAGCGCGGTCCAGACTTTAACTTAGATATAAGTTTATTTATTTTTGTGTTAGACATTACTTCTTCTTCCTTCTAAGTGATTTAACGCGACGTGGCTTACCAGCAGGCTGACCCAATCGCTTCTTCTGTGCTATTCTACTACGTTTTTCTGTAGCCGTCATCTCTTTGGATGTTTTGGGTGTCTTGCTAGAAATCCTCTTAGTGGGGCGACAATATGGAGTACCCCGTTTTTCACCTTTGCGTCTGCCACACGCTTTCCCCGTGCGCTGATCCTTCCAGTCTTCTTTGAACCACCGTTTGAGAGCAAGACCAGCTTTTGTTTTTCTAACAGCCATATTCTTCCCATCAGCCCCTAATACTTACAACTATAAATATTCCTAATCCAACTAACATAGCAATTATAACAGACACTAAAGTCCATTCCATAACTGCTTCTATCAAACGCTCCCGTTTTCTTTTCTTTGCCTGTCGTTCTTTTCGTAAATCACCTTGTACTTTTAATACATCTCTCCAAGCATTAAACCCGTAGTTAGCAACCAAGAAGTTACGAAGCTCTGCTTCCATCTTTTCTGCCTTCTTTTTTGCAGCGTAGGTGTGTAAAGCTTCTTCTTCTACACTACCAAACCGCCTACCCTTTGCCTTCTCATGCCCCTCTTTAATTTGGCCTATGGCACCCATAAGTTTACCAATGTCTTTTGACATTGATGTTACTTCTTTGCCGAGGGCGAATCCTTTTTTAATCGCCTGATATGAAGTTGTGGCGGTGGCGATTAATGTAACAGGATCCATCTACGACTGCGTTACCGCCCCCTTTGTTCTTTTACGTCTACGATTCATCACAGCACCACATCCACGCGCCACTGCTGTCCCTCTGACGGCTTTTCCTCTGAAGGCGCGCTTGGGCTTCTGGTCGTGTATGCCACCATCGGCTTTCTTTGCTGAGTTTCCCCAATTGGAAGCACCGACTTTTCTGCACTTGGCGATGGCCCCGCTTGCGTACGCCGACGGGAAAACCTTATATCTTGCCTTAACCTTGTGATAGCATGCATCTTTCTTACTCATTTCTTTTTCTTCCTACCTGCACAATGTGCTCTTTCGCTAAACCCACGCGGACGCTTACAGTTTATTTTTGCCTTACGTTTCTTACTCCACTTGCGTTTTTGCGGTGGTTTGGATATCTGGCTTGCGAGTGACCCACGCGAGATTGCCATCGTTGACCCTTTCCTGTAAGTAATAGTCCCAAAGTTCACCCAGCATTTTATGGTTTTGATCTACCTTAACTGCTATAACAGCAGTCTCGGTCTTCAAATCAACCACAGTAAAGGCTATCCAGCCTATAAACCCTAGCGTTGCACCGCCGATAAGACTATTCACGTTTAACACTTCCATCTCCGTCTCGCTTGCCTCAATCTGCTGTTCGGATCTTTGGCTGCTTTTGGAAATTTTTTCATTTGACCAGCACTTCTAGCGCAGAAAGACTTACGTCTCTTAGCGTCCTTGCTACCCTTTTTAACTTTACCTGTGACGGCTGTCTTCAACTTAGAACCAGGATTGGCGCGACGGTACGCCGCCACGCCAGCCTTAGTCATGCCTGCCCCTGCTTTCGTTGGACGAAAGTTTTTCTTATTACGGGGCGGCATCTTACTTTTTTTACGAGCCATAGGACTACCCAAAGAAAGCAGTTATCGCGTCTACGTTTGTCAATGTAACATGACACCCATCATCAAATATTATTCCGTGGTCGGGAATAGTAATCTGAGTGTCGTCACCCGCTACAAATGTCATGGTTAAAAGCGTTGTGCCACCAGAACCACCAGTTTTGAAAACTGCCGCAGGAGACCCACTCCCAGCAGAACGAACCACAAAAGCTTTTAAGCGGGTTCGACCACCAAGCAATGTGCCTGTGGCTGTAGCAGTTTTTGCTGTAATAGAAGCAGCCATATCAGCCTCCTATTAAGCAGTTGGTGAATCGGAAGCAATACCAAAGAACTTCAGAGCAACAACGCCACCAGCACCTGCTGTACCAGAAATTACAACTTCAACTTCGTCAGCAGTCTCTGTAGCAGCGGTTGTTGTTCCACCAGACATGCCAAGCACACCGTTACAAGGGAAGAACCCTTTAAATCCTGTTGAGTTAATAGCAACAGAGATGCCGTCTACAAAGCCATCTGTGTCAGCGTCTGTACCAATATCAACCAAATTTACGTTGTTAGCCGCAGCACTTGTTACTGTGACGGCAACGCCCATAGGAATGAAGTTGGACGGAATACCAATAGATGATTCTTTGTGATCTGTACCAGATGCAGCAATTGTAATTGAAGTGCTGTAGGTAGACAAAGTCATTTCATTGGTAAGAGCACCAGTTGTGGAGTTCTTGATGATTGTCTTGAATCCGTTTTCTGAACGGACGGGACCGTTGAAAGTAGTATTAGCCAATTTTATCTCCTGTCTCGGCTAGTGTCAGCCACACCATGCGGCTGTCAGGGATACCTAAGTATACAATAAAAAAGGGCGAGTGAATACCCGCCCTTTGAAAAAGATGTTTCTAACTTTACGCTGCGCCGGGTGAACCGAACAAGCAACGTGGGTCAGAGAAGCCAAAGCTGTAACGCTCACGAGCTTTGAAGCGCATGTTACCAGTGTCGAAATCTGGGTCCATTGCTGTTGACAGTGCAGTACGCTCAAAGTGCTTGAGGCCATTTGGTGCATCTGTCTTGATGAAGAACGCATCAGTGTCTGTCAGGTAGTCGTTGACTACATAACCTTCAGGCAGCATGCCCATTGACTTGAGTGCGTTTACATCATTGTCTGCTGTACCTACACGAAGGTTGGAGACAAGCAGACGTTCTGCAACGAACTGAAGCTGACGTGGAATAATTAGCTTCATACCGCGAAGAGCGATAATCAGGCCACGCTCATCAACGAAACCAGCGATGTTGATCAGAGCGTCTTCCAAAGAAGTTTCGTTCAAATCAGCAGCAGTTGACGGTTCGTTGGCAAATGTGCCACCTGATGTCAGCGGGTGAGATGCGTCACACAGAGCAACACCGTCACCACCAGCAGATGCGCCAGCAGTAAATGCGTTGTTCAGGATAGCCGCAGCTTTAACCTGCTTGGTGTGTGCCATAGAACGTGCAAGTGCACGAGTATAGCGTGAAGCCAGACGATCGTACAGATTGTCTTCCACAGCTTCTTCAGTGATTGAGAAGGCCATTGCCACTGTCTCGTGGTTGTAACGAGCAGTGTATGCTTCATTTGCATCATCAAATGATACGCCTGTACCTTCATTTTTCACGGGAGCCGCGCCGAAGCCTGACAGCATTACCTCTTCTTCAAACGCCCGGTCGGATGACTCGGTGTCAAAGATTTCAGAATGCTGACCTTCGTAGCGACCATATTCCATGCCGAACAGAGCGTTAAGACCAGGCTCTAGTTCTTTGGCGAGTTGTGCTCTAGAAATAGCCATTACCTACACTCCCTTACGAAATTGCCGCTTCAGAATCAGCCTGAAGCAGTGCGTGATTGTTAAGCATCACAATCATAGGAATGCCAGCAGCAGCGAAGTCTTCGTTCTCAACGTCGTCTTGAATGCCAACAATCTTCAAAGGAAGAGAAGCATTTGATGAGTCAAGAGTTGCGACATCCATCTTTGCACTGGAAATGCCTGTGGTTGTGTTACCACTTGCACCACTATCTAACTGCGAATTTTCAAAAATAGCAGCTATAGCAGTGTCTCTATTAGTAAACGTAGCATCCGTCGCAATAATATAACGCTGCATCGGGTTGTCGTACACGAATCCGATAATATCGAAGTTTGTGTCCGCACCTGACCCAGGCCATGTATTTGAGAATACTTTTTTACCTGTGGTTGAGGATACATACTCACAGCCAGCAAAAACGCCAAGAGGAGCTTCGGTGTCCGCAGTAGCAGAACTAATGACGATTTCACCGCCATTGTCGCACTTAACTATTGAACCCTGAAAGATCGCGCTTGCGCCGCTGTCAATAAAGTATGCATTAGTACCGGAAGTAGCAGGAGTGCTACCAGCGGTATTAATCGGCTTTAGGCCGAAGGCAACATTAACATTTGCCATTGCTTACTCCTTGTCAAGTTAAGAGGGCTAGGTTTTGTCCTTGCCCCCAAATGATACACGACTTTGCCTATCGTTATGAATAGGCATTGAGGGATGTTGTTCCCTCATAAGGTTTTGATCCACGGCATCCATTTGTGTGCGGGTCTGCTCCCGGAAGTATTCAGTTCGTTCTTCTACCGTTTCTTCTGGGATTCGTGCCAACATTAGGCCACCAACCCCAATAACACCTGCGTGTGTTCCATCCTCAATTGTTGGGTAACGACCCGCTAACTCAGGATATTCATCAGCACGAACAGGTTCCCATCCTTCCCGCAACCTAGCGGATACGTTCATTGTGTCGTCTTCCCCCCGAATAGAGGTACGAATCCAACGATGTGAGTATCCTGCTGGTGGCTCTGGAGCCTCTAGCTTGGAAGGTGGTGTCCACGGCTTACGCCTTGTGGACTTTGCACGAGTTTGTGAGTCCCGTGAAACTCTTTTTGTAGAATCAGCCATTCTCTTACTCCTTAACATACTTAGCGTATTCTTCGAGCGGAACATTCAACCGCTTTGCTATCGCTATCTGCGATGGAGTCAGCTTGACTGTTCTGCGCCCCTTAGTTGACTTCGACCGTGAGGCCGTGGACTCAGCAGAAGCGACTCTGGGTCCTGTATCGCCCTTGGTAGGTGCCGCGAACTTGTGCGGAAACTCTTTCCTCATGCGATTGTCAAGTTCATTATAGTACTCATCGGACTGTGGGTCAAATCCCTCATCCTCAATTAATTGCCTATGCACTCCAAAAGCAGCATAAGTCATAGTTTGATCTGCACCAAACCACTCATTCTTTTGTGCCCATGCCTCTGCCTTTGGGTCAGGTGGCTGTGGTTTTGACTGTTGTGGTTGAGCAGCAGGTTGAGTTTCTGCAACCTGTTCAGCTTTTTCTTGTCTTTTTTTCGCCTGTTCAAGCTGCGCTTGATCCAAAGCCAATTTGCTGAGATTCTTTTGAGCCTCAAACATAGCTTCGGCATCGCCGTCATCATAAGCTTTTTGATAAGCTTGCTTGGCGGCTTCAATTTGAGAATCAACTCGTGTGCCAAACTCCGATGTATATGACTGGTCTAACGCACTAAGACGCTGTTTGAGTTCATCGTTTTGTTTCTTCACAGCTTCAGCAAACTCAACCGCTGCTAAACGCTGTGCTTCCTCATCACGATATTTCTTTGTTAGCTTACTGATACGTTGCTGAACATTCTTGGAGTATTCCTGAAGTTCATCCTCATTTGCAGCTTGTGGCTGCTCTTCGGTTTCTTCGGTTTCTTCCTCAACAGTAACCTCTGGTTGCTGTTCTTTCTGTTCCTCAGTTTCTTCTAAAACAATTTCTTTTTCTTCAGCTTCTTGCTGCAATGCGTCGGTGGACATTATGCCGCTCCATACGTTTTGATATCGTCGGGGTCAACGATGGTTGCAATGACTTCGTCGTCATTGATGATTCTCACTTCGCCACCCTCGATCTGGAATCGAGAACCAGCGTAGCGTCCAATACACACCCAATCACCTTCTTTGCACCAGGCTTCACCACCAAACTTATCTGGATCTTGATATGCCAACGGACCTACCTTAACCACATAAGCTACGACAGTAGCACGAGCCTCGCGCTCTCTTGATTGATCAGGAACGTAAATCCCACTATCAGTTTTCTCACGACCCATGTACGGCATAACAAGTATGCGCCATCCGGTAGGCTGTGGAATTCTTTCTGTCAGGGATTTTTCTTTTGCAGCCTTCTCGGCCTTTGCTTTCGCTTCGCGTTGCGCGAGAACATACTCAGGTACTATCAACGTCATTGATATACTTTGCCTTTGTCAGCAGGGTCTTCAGTTCATCAAGAGCAAAGGTGACACCCTGTATTTCACCGACTCTTGCGCGGTAGTCTTCAATATCAGTAATACTACCACTGGTTATAGAAACACTAATGTCTTCTATACGATTATTCAAGACTTTTTGATACTTTGTTATAAAATCTACGATATCCACATCTATTCCCGTTCATTTAACTTTCTTTTACCGTCTTGCCACCACTTAATTCTTTCTTTAATGGCCTCCTCCTCACAGTAACCACACAAATGTACTAGCCTGTCGTAACTATCATACGAGCAGTTTTCACATTTATTATTCGTGCTCTCCACCAGTTCCTCTGCCCAAGCTACCAAAATACTGAGGTCTGCGTTTTGCTGTTTCAAACGTACCTAATGTTATAAAAATTCCTGCTATAAGCAAAGCATGAATACTAGCCGAAACACCAAACACGGTTATGCTTCCTATGTACATAGAAAAGATAATACACCACATCCATGCAAGAACTTGCATCACCATGTGACGTGTATTTATATCAGGAATGTGACGAAGTGGATTCCTTTCAGAATCCATTATCAGTGCCCAAGTTTGTTTTATCATTTATGCAGCTTCCGTTATTGGACCGCCCGATACCCATGCGTTACAAACGCGCATTGACGCGCACTTGAACTTTATAAACTGACAATAGCCAATATCCCCGGCATCAACAGACGCATATGGATCTGCTCCGTCTTCAAAACCAATGCCTTTTGCAATACAGTCTTTTATCTCTGGAGTGACGTTGAACGCAGCACAGTTGCCACATCTGCTATCTTTTGCAGCCTCGATATCAGTGTTAAATGTATCTGCTATCTTTTGCCAAAACGAATCATTCTTGCCACTATCATCTAGATTTGGATTCAGCGGTCCGTAACCATACTCATCAATAGCTTTTTGTCTGTTCTCAAGATTTAAGTCTAAATCCTGTGTAGCAGCAGGACAGGAACCTTCCATCTTGTCTACAGGTATGCCGTCCTGAATTTCTTTTCCAAGGTCTAAGCCGTCAGGTATTATTTTTATTTCTATTTTCATTTCAAACTAACTCTTATGCTGTGCTGAATGGGATTGAATATCTTAACTGAGGCTCACCGTCTTTAAAGTCAAACTTAAGGTTTTGTCCGCCCTCTGTTTCAAATAAAGTTCCGTCTTCAAAAAAGTTATCTAAGAACTGGTTTTGCATTATAGTTTCATAAACATTTGGAAGAAAGTTACTTGCGTCAGAAACGAGGGCAGGGTTATCTCTTAGTTGATTTTGTGACGAAAGAAAACTGTCTTGTATACCCCCGTCAAATGTTAAGAATTCATCTCGTGCCGTAAGCGGAGCAGGAGTAGGAGTTCTTGTGTCGATAATATCTTCTCTAGTTTCTTGAACTGGTGCTCGTGGACGAGACGGCGGAGCATCAGGAAGAGGGTTCAATCTATCAGAAATAAATTCCCTGCCTTTAGACAAAGCGTCTGTTAACAAACTAAAAGGACCACTTCTTAGATCCGGGTTTACTTTTGGATCTCTCTGCGGGTCATAGTCTGGACTTGGTTGAAAGTCTACTGTTCCCATAGGAACGTATGTTGTGCCCGGATTGGGGAGAAAACCTGCACCCGGTATAACCGAGCTTAAAAGACTTTCTGCGGTTGTTTCTGGGACTTGTGCACGAAGCTCACCCTGCACCGTCATCTCACCTTCAGGGCTACCGAACAGCTTACCAAAACCTCTGCGCTGTGCCTCTGGTGTTTGTTGATCAAAGTTCATGTACCTGTCAAAACCAATGTCCAAAAGGTTTTGTGCCTGTTGTCTTTGCCTTGGGTCATCAGGATTAAACAAAGAAACCTTATCTGCACCAAAAACATTAGCAAGTATTCCGGTATTCCCAAAAGGATTTTTAAGACTTCTACCAGTAGCTGTTAAGTAGTCTTTGTATTGCTGACTGTTTTGATAGTCACCCATGCCAGAAAGTCTTTGCTGGCGTTGTTTATCTGAGGCTGACGGCATAGAAAAAGTAAACCCTCGACCAGGGATATACTCTTGTTTTGCTTTAGTTAAGCTAATTCCTTGTCCGGGAACATAACTGTCACCGCCGTCATCGCCGTCATCGCTGCTAGTAGATATATTACTGCTGCCGCTACTACCGCTAAAGTTAAACCCACCACCTAATGTGGAACCTGAACCACCACTGGCGGCTTGCTCTGCAAGTTCGGCTTCGTAAGGATCAACCATTATCTCAACTTCGTTGCTCTAGGGTTACCCATGTATGCTCGGCCCATGCCACGGACAAAAGCACCGTCAGCGGCTTTGATGACTTTTTCATCGTCGCCACGACGCTTTAGTTTAGCTTCTTGTCTTGGAGCGGTCCGCATATACTCTTCTAATTTTTCTTCTTCTTTCAACGCTTTTTCATATGCTTCACGATCAAAGGGCATCATTTCGTTCAAGTCGCCACGTTTAGGGCGAGGGGTTGGTCCAGTCACTGACTTGCCATTTTTAGCTTTCAACTTCATGTTGGTGTCCTCATTCGCAATGCGGTCGGCTTCCTTCTGGTCTTGCTTCATTTTATCAAGACGCTTCTTCATACGAGCACGAGACTTATCAAGTGCGTCACTGCCAGAATCTTTTTTGTTTCTTCCCATATCAACCAACTTCTTTGCTTCGTTGTATGAAATGCCAAGGTCATCAGCAAACTGTTTAATTCTAACCATGTTCCTATCCTACACTATTTTTTTCTAGTCAACCAGCTTTACAATATACTCTTTGCCATCAATGCCAACAGCCACTTCAACCTGTCGTTTCTCACAGGAATAACGTGTGTCTTTTCTGTCTTTCCAACCGTTGCGTTCTATCTGACGTTTCATCTTCAAACACTCAGACATGTTCATAGGTCCGGTGTGCTCTATGATACCACCGCTTAGATACAGCAACAATGTCATTGTTTTAGTGATCACCGTTTCGCAACTTCTCTATGTTCTGTTCAAGATTACTTATGCGCTTCTCATAAAAGTCTAACGTGAGCTTCTGCTGCTGGTCATGCGGTGCTCGGCCCTCGTCTATTTGTTTTGCCAGTTCATCCAACTGGTCCGCTAGATGTTCTATCAACATAAACTGTTCTGAGTCTGCTGGCAGGCTACCCATTTCGCCACGGGGCCATTTGATACGAAACTCTGTGTTGTGTTCCAAGTCGGCTTTCATCATCGTGATGTTGGTCTCGATTTGGTTTAGCCTTTCGATGATGCCGAAATACGCCCAAGTTGCTAAAGATGCAGCAGCAACCATAGAAATGATGTTACGAAGTGGCAGTGCTACTTCCGTATTTTCACTCAGTTTGGGCATTTAGCTCTTCTCGTGGTTGAGCCAAACTGCAAAAGCACCAGCTAAAACGCCCGTTACGACACTAACTAGAGCCGCCTGTTGAGCAGTAGGGTCTGGCAATGCCATGAACCACTCCACTACCCGCCAAGCGGATATTGACATCCCAATCATCATCAAGCGGGGTAGTATCTTCCACTTGAGAAATCTTTCCATTGTTATCTCTGCCACGATTCTTTCTCGCCTGTTCTTCTGTTGTACGTTGTGAATGATCAAATACCATTACTTCTTCCTGAACTTGTCCAGTCCTTTTATTCCTAGTGCGGCACTGCACACAAGGAAAACCAAATATTGATACCAGTCCGGCAACTCGTTCAAACGGTCAAAGCCATTCTTGACTACCTGTTCCATGCCAGGGATGAAAACTAAAATTACGGGAATCAGGATAATCACCGTGACTATTTCATCTTTGATTGAGGATTTTGTAGACTCAGCCATAATCAATTCCCACTTGGAATCGTGAGTGGCTGCGGTCTTCATTATCTCCGCTTTCGCTTCCGCCTCAGTTTGCGCAAGAGTTGCTTTCGCTTTTTGCTTGGAAACTTGCCCCTCAACAAACGATCCAGCCAGTGAAGCAATGGGTCCAATAAGAGCCTGAAACATATCATTGATTCCTCTTTAAGTTAGCCTGTGTGTCTATTCGATACACGTTAACCAAGTTGCGGTCTTCAGCAATTTGCTCCTGCAACTTCTGACGCTTTTGCGCCAACTCATACGCCTGCATCAACCGAGCCTGATCAATCTGGAAGTCCATCGCATCATTCATCGCCTTGCGCTGAATCTCTTGGGTATCGTTCTCCAGTTCTTGCTGACGGATAGCAACAAGCGGGTCAGGCTGTTGTGGCGGGGTCAGAAGCGGTGCTAACTCCTCTGTGGTATCAGCAATCTGCTGTGCAACCGCAGCTTCAAGAGCAGCAGGGTCAACCTGTGGAATCATCTCACCACGAGCCTGTGCTTCCTGAATCACGCCGTTGAACATCTCCTGCACCAAGTCACGAGCATGCATAGCCACATGTTGCTGAACGTGAGACTGCAACATCATGAACGCCTGCGGGTTAGAAGCCGTAGACGGCTGCTGCAACATGGCAGCATGAACACGGATATGTGCAATGTGGTCTTGCTCTGGAAACGCCTGAACCATCTGACCGGACAGCACGTTTGCGTTCTCCATGCCGGGATCCATAGGTGCTGGCGGCTGTGGCGGGGGCAGGATGCTGTCAATGTTCTTAATATCCAGTGCATCATACATACGCCGATAGGCTTCATACATATTGTGCATCTGTGGTGCAGCCTGCGCCAACTGAAGCTGTGTCTGTGCCAGCGACAGTCTTTGCGCCATAGAAAAGATCGACGGGTCGGATACTGGGAGAACGTCTACCCGCCCGTCGAAATCCTGCGCCATTATCTCAGGAGGAATATTCGGTCCAATCATGTAAGGATATGGCACGGGATTCAGAGAAAAGATTTCAGCAAGCAGCCGGAACTCATTCTTCTGTGCATAGTGCAGCCGCTTGTGAATACTGCTGATTATTTTTGAGCCTTGCTCGATGAGAGCCACTGTTGTGCCGACCGGAGCTTGTGAATTAACGTCAGCGACCTTTGAGTCTGCCACTTGTGCAAATCTTCTACCAGAGTCAACAACAACTCCCAGAAGTTGGGCAAGCGTTCCAGATGGTTCTTTGTAAGGCAAAGGAATAATGGCGTTACGAATATCGCCACCAGGAGCGTCAAGATCGCGGAACTCACCAGGATTAACAGGCTCATCATCATTGCGAATGCGAACACCACGAGCCTTGAAACCGCCTGGTAAATTTGAGAGAGTTCCAGCATCAATAAGCTGGCGTAGTATTGAAGTTGCTGCACGAGACAGCCCTCCTATCATATGAAGTAGGCCAAAGCCATAAAAACCAAAACCAGGAAGAAACTTATAATGAACAAAGAACTGACGCTTGCGGCGGAGTATATCCGTCTCACGCCAGTTACGAACGACTGATAAAATCTGCCCGGACCCTTCGTCCATTGTGACGATGTAAGGCAACTTAATCCCTGTCTCCTCACCCATCTCATCCATATCCTCAAATCCCTCAAGGTCCAAGTCCACATGGATTTCATGGATTGTAAACATCTCATCAGAGTAACCCGGACGGAGACCCTGGATATCATCAGCCTTACCCCGTATTGTTGAATCAGCCTCTTCATCTTCAGTAGCTGAGAGTGATACGTCACGATATATACCTCCTACTTGTAGCTTTCGGATATCGTTCTCGCTCATGCGAACTACATGTGTGTACCGCTCGGCAGTCTGTAAATCTGTCGCGCTGTACGGCACAATCAAATCCTCCGCAGGCACAAACTTCGACACTGCCCTCTGTCTCATCGGGTCGAAGTATACCTTCTTGAACGTAGAACCTGTAATCGGCAAATAGAAAAGCATCTGGTCTGTGTCCAGATCATACTCTTCCATCACCTCTGTAACCTGATAATTCATGAAGTCCTTGACCCGCTGGGCCTGATCTTCAACTTCTTTGGACTGCTGCCCTATAATCTGTGTCTTTACAGGACCACCCGGCGGCAGCATTTCCTTGTAAGCCTGTGCCTGAAACTGTGTAACCGCCTCTGACAACAACGGATGAGTTACACCAGAAGCCCCCATGAACGGTTCATTCCGCTCTTCATAGTTTATCCCCAACAGCGTCAGGCCCTTGGAAATAGCTTCTTCCCAATCTTCACGAGAAGACTTGTCTTCATCTACCTTACCACCAAGGTCCGAGGACAAAGATCCAAGGATCGAGTCGTCTAATACTTCAGCCAAGTTCGCATTGTGAT